TAATCTGGTCGTATCATGGCCAGAGCAAACAAACCCGCCGCCGTGCGGGTTTTTTGTTGCCTGAAAACTCCGCGAGGCGATACATGAAATTCTGCATCCTGATTGCTTCGCTTGCCATTTCCGGTTGCGCCGGCCTCCCGGTATGCCCCGAAATCAAGCTGGCCATGTGCCCGGCGGAGGCGCGCTGAAGTGGGCAATTCCGTCAAACATCAGGATGCCATCAATGCGGCGGCGAATGCCCAGTACCTGACGCCTGGCCTTAATATCTCTCCATCCTCCGCGCTGACTGGCGGCCTGATTGTCGGCATCCTGGCGGCTTGTGTCGGAATGGCGCTGACACCGCCGAAATCGCGATCCGAGCTGATCGGGATGCTGGCCGCCTCTTTTGGCTCATCGCTGTTTGTCGGCCCTCTGGTCATTGAGTGGTACGACCTGACATATCTCGGATTCCAGGCTCAGCTCGGGGTGTGCTTTATGGTTGCGGCTCCGGCATGGCTTGGCTGGTGCGTGGTGTCGCGGCAGTTTGAGCGGTGGCGCCGGGCAAAAAATCCGATCGACACAATCAATGGCGACCTGCGCGGGCGGAAGAAATGACACGCGGCGTGAAGTCAACCTACAAGCCGGAGTATGCGGAGCAGGCGCGCAAGCTGTGCCTGCTGGGTGCAACGGACAAGGAACTGGCAAGCTTTTTCTGTGTCGCCGAGTCAACGATAAACAAGTGGAAGACGGATTACCCTGAATTCTCGGAGTCCATAAAAAGCGGCAAGGACATTGCCGATGGCGACGTGGCTGATCGGCTCTTTCGGCGGGCCATGGGTTACAGCCACAAGGCGGTCAAAATCTTCAATGACCAGGGCGTGCCGCTTGAGGTTGAGTACACCGAGCATTACCCGCCTGACACCACCGCCTGCATTTTCTGGCTGAAGAACCGGCAGAAGGGCAAGTGGCGCGACAAGCAGGAAGTCGAGCAGTCCGGGGCGGTGACATACAAGGTCGTGACCGGTATCCCTGATAACGATGGCGACGCAGACGATTGACCTGGGCTACCGCCCGCGCGAGTGGCAGAAGGTAGTCCACAAGAGCCGCAAGCGGTTCACGGTCTGCGCCCTGCACCGGCGCGCCGGAAAGACCGAACTGGCGGTCATGGAGCTGATCAACTCAGCCCTGAAGTTCCGCAAGGATTTGGGCCTGTTTGCCTATATCGCCCCATACCTGCGGCAGGCCAAGGCCATCGCCTGGCAACGGCTCAAGCACTACGCCTGCAAGATACCCGGTGTCGATGTCAACGAAACCGAGCTGTGGATCCGATTGCCCGGCAACGGCGTGGTGATCCGCATCTTCGGCGGCGACAACGCCGACTCCCTGCGCGGCTTGCGGCTCGACGGCGTGGTCATTGATGAGGTGGCCCAAATCAAGCCTGAACTGTGGGAGGAGGTAGTGCAACCCGCCCTGTCCGACCGCAAGGGATGGGCGCTGTTCATCGGGACTCCCAAGGGGCTGAACCTGTTCAGTCGCCTGTACTTTGATGCCCAGTCCAAGCCTGACTGGCATCACGCCCGCTACACCGTTTACGACACGCAGGCGATTGACGCGGCGGAAGTGGTCCGGCTTCGTGCCGACATGAGCGAGAACGCCTTTGCCCGTGAGTACCTGTGCGACTTCACGGCCTCCGGCGACAACCAGATGATCAGCATCGCCGAGGTGGAGGACGCCTCGCGCCGGGCTTACGCGGAGCGGGACTACCTCTACGCGCCGGTTGTGATCGGCGTGGATGTGGCCAGATTTGGCGACGACAGCAGCGTGATTCAGGTCAGGCAGGGCCTGGCGGCGCACACCCCAACGGTCTACCACGGCGTGGACAACATGACGCTGGCCGGGCATGTGGCTGCAGCCATTGACAAGCACAAGCCTGATGCTGTGTTCATCGACGCCGGGCACGGCCAGGGGGTGATTGACCGCCTGCGCTCGCTGGGGCATCCGGTCATCGAGGTGCATTTCGGCGGCAAGCCCAACGCCGACCGCTTCCTGAACAAGCGCGCGGAAATGTGGGAATCGGTCGCCGAGTGGCTGCGTGCCGGCGGATCGATCCCTGACGTGCCGCGACTCAAGCAGGACCTGGCGACGCCGACCTACAGCTACAACGCCGCCGGAAAGATTCAGCTGGAGAGCAAGGACGCCATCCGCGAGCGCGGCCTGCCGTCTCCCGACCTGGGCGACGCGCTGGCCCTAACCTTCGCGTTCCCGGTGCAGAAAAAGCAGCACAACCCGTTCAACCAGCGTCCCGGCCGGATGGTCGCGACCGATTACGACCCCTACAGGTAGCCATCATGTGCAGTGTCAAGATGCCGAAGATGCCGGCGCCGCCTCCCGTGGCGCAGGCCGAAGACCCGGCCGTGGCCAAGGCCCGCGACGACGAGCGCCGCCGTCTCGCGATGATGAACGGGCGCGCCTCCACCGTCATGGGCAGCCTGGCAAAACCCGCAGCTGGCGCCGCTCCGTTCAAGACCACGCTGGGCGGATGACCCCATGAAGAACACGACCGATATCCGCAAGCACATCCTGAAGCGGATGACGGTGCTCGAAACCGACTTCAACAGCTTCAAGCCGCACCTGCAAGACCTTAACCGGTACATCATGCCGCGCCAGGCGCGATTCATGCCGCCCGACCAGGGGCAGGACAAGCGCAACCGCGACATCATCGTCAACACCGCCACCATGGCGGCGAACACGCTGTCCTCCGGGATGATGACCGGCGTCACCAGCCCGGCCCGCCCGTGGTTCAACCTGACCACCGAAGACCAGCAACTGGCGGACAACCCGGCCGTGAAGGCATGGCTGTACGAGGTCGTGCAGCGGATGCGCGAGGTATTCATCCGCTCCAACCTCTACAACGCCCTGCCGCAGTTGTACATGGATCTGGGTGTCTACGGCACAGGGGCGATATTCGAGGATGAGGATGACGAGGACGGCGTGCGCTTCTATGTGCTTCCGGTCGGGTCCTATGTCTGCGCGGTGTCGGCCCGCGGCTCTGTGGACACCATGTACCGCCGCCTGCGGCTGTCCGTGCGCAATCTGGTCGAGATGTTTGGCGAGGAGGCCGTCAGCGAGTCGGTGCGCGGCATGTATCGCGGCGGCCGCCATGACCAGTTGATCGATGTCATCCACGCGGTGGAGCCCAACCTGTGGCGCGACCACGGCAAGATCGATGCACCCAACATGGAATACGCCTCGGTATGGATGGAGGCAAACTGCCCGGATGACAAGCTGCTTCGGTTCAGCGGATACGCCGAGTTTCCGGTGATGGTTCCCCGGTGGTCTGTTCTGGATGGCGAGGTCTGGGGCTACGGCCCGGGCATGGTGGCGCTTCCGGATATCAAGGCGCTTCAGTTGGAGAGCAAGCAGAAGCTGAAGATGATCGCCAAGATCGCCGACCCGCCCATGGTTGGACCGTCATCGCTGATGAACCAACGCGCCAGCCTGCTGCCGGGCGACATTACCTATGTGGACGCTTCCGGCGGCATGCAGGGATTCCAGCCCGCCCAGACCGTGGATCCCGGGGCGCTCAACTGGTTGATCCAGGATATCCAGGAGTGCGAGCAGCGCATCCGCAGGGCGTTCTTCGAGGACTTGTTCCTGATGCTGGCGCAGACAGACCGCCGCCAGATCACCGCCCGGGAGATCGAGGAGCGGCACGAGGAAAAGCTGCTGGTGCTGGGCTCGGTGGTGGAGCGACTGAACGAGGAGTTGCTTGACCCGCTGATCGATCGCACGTTCGGCATCATGTCGCGCCGCGGCTTCCTGCCCGAGCCTCCGGAAGAACTGCAGGGCTCGCCGCTCAAGGTCGAGTACATCAGCATCATGTCTCAGGCCCAGAAGATGGTGGGCATCATCAGCATCGAGCGCCTGACCGGATTTGTCGGCCAGGTGGCGCAGGCCAGCCCTGCCGTGCTTGACCGCATCAACTTCGACGAGGCCGTCGAAGAGTACGGCCGGATGTTGGGCGTTCCTCCGTCCGTAGTGCTTTCCGATGAGCAGGTGGCCTCCATCCGCTACGACCGCGAACAGCAGGCCCAGGCAGCCCAGGCCATGCAGATGGCTCAGCAGGGCGCGGCAATCGCCAAGGATGCCAGCCAGGCCAAAACCGGAGGAGAGGATCAGAACATGCTGACTGACGTCATGCGGATGATGGGGGCCGGATGATCGACCACGAGAAGGCCCGGCGCGAGGCGCGCCTGGCGGAATTGAACGATCTGGCCGCCGTCCTGAAGACCGAGGAGGGCATCCGCGTCCTGCGCCGCCTGATGGCCCGCTGCGGAATCCTCCAGCCGTCACTGAGCGCGGACACGCTGGCCATGGCCCGCAGCGAAGGCATCCGCTATGTCGGCCTGTCCCTGCTGCAAGACATTCGCGAGGCAAGCCCTGCCTCCTTCCCCCTGCTGTTCGCGCGGCAGGACGACCCGAAACCCGCTGTCACCGAGTAAGACCATGACCACTGATACCACTCCGGGAACGGAAGCACCCGGCGGAACACCCGCGCCTGAAGCAAAGCAGGCGCCGGAAACGCAAGACCCGGCAAAGCCCGCCGAGCCTGCCCAGCCGGACAAGGAAGCACCAGCCGCGCCGGTTGGCGCTCCCGAGCAATACGCCCCGGTGACCGCGCCGGAAGGGCTGGAGGTGGATGCAGCCGCCGTGGATTCCTTCCTGCCCACCGCCAAGGCGCTGAACCTGACCCAGGAGCAACTGCAGGGCCTGGTGGAGTACCAGGCAAGGCAGGCCGCAGAGGCCCAGCAGGCGCTTGTCGAAGGCTGGGAGTCGTCGCTCAAGGCTGACAAGGAGTTTGGCGGCGCGAACTATGAGAGCAACAAGCTTGCCGCCCTAAAGGCGGTTGGCGCGTTCGGCAGCCCGGAGCTGGTGGAGTTCTTCAATGCCACCGGCCTCGGAAGTCATCCGGAAATCGTCAAGGCCTTCGCCAAGATCGGCAAGACCATCAGCGAAGACCGATTCCACCCGGAAACCAAGACCGGCAGCCAGAAGACGCTGGCTGAACGGATGTACCCCCAAACCAAGTAATCCGGAGATTACATCATGGCCACCATTGGCACCTCCTACCCGACGCTGCTGGACGTTTCCAAGAACTTCGGCGCGGACGGCAACCCCCTGCCGCTGGCTGAATTGCTCAGTCAGCAAAACCCCATCCTCGACGACATTCCGTGGTTCGAGGCCAACTCCACCACCGGCCACCGCATTTCCGTGCGCTCCGGCTACCCGGATGCCGCGCTGCGCAAGCTGAACGCCGGCGTCAGCCCGTCCAAGAGCAACTACTCCGATGTCACTGAAAGCATGGGCTTGGTCGCGTCCCTGGGCATCGTCGACAAGAAGCTGGCTGAAATGTCCGCTAATGTCGCCGAGTTCCGGATGCGCGAGAACATCGGCCACATCGAGGCGATGAACCAGAAGTTCACGGAACTGCTGATCTACGGCGATACCGACACCACGCCGGAAGGTTTTCTCGGTCTGGCTCCGCGCTTCGACGACATCACCGGCCCCAACAACGCCTCCCAGATCATTGATGCGGGCGGCAATGATTCTGACCTGTGCAGCATCTGGCTGGTTGGCTGGGGCGCTGACTCGGTGCACGGCATCTATCCGAAGGGCTCGCAAGCCGGTCTCGTCCACAAGGACATGGGCGAGGAGCTGGTGTCCGACGGCAACGGCGGCCAGTACCCGGCACTGCGCGACTGGTTCGAGTGGACCGGCGGTATCGCTGTCAAGGACTGGCGCCAGATCGTTCGCATCGCGAACATCGATGTCAGCGCCCTGACCAAGAACGCTGCATCCGGCGCTGACCTGATCGACCTGATGGTCCAGGCCACGGAGCAGATGAACAACCGCGAGGCTGTGCGTCCGGTGTTCTATGTGCCGCGCGTCCTGCGCAGCTTCCTGCGCCGCCAGATCGTCAACAAGTCCAACGTGTGGCTGTCCACCGGCGAAGTGGCCGGCCGCAGCGTCACGATGTTCGACGACATCCCCGTCCGCCGCGTCGACAAGATGCTGCTGACTGAATCCCGCATCGTCTAACCGGAGCAATCGCCATGATTCTCGATGCCCAGAATGAGTTTTCCGACAGCCAGGCCGTGACCTCAACGGCCATTTCCACCAACGTCGTCGACCTGGATTCGGCGTCGATCCCCAAGAACATCGGCGGCTCGGAGCCGCTGTACCTGGTGATCCAGACCGCCGTGACCTGCACCGACACCGGCAGCGATGCAACCGTGACGTTCACGCTGGAATCGGACAGCGCCGCCGCCCTCAACTCCTCGCCGACGGTGCACTTCAGCACTGGCGCGCTGGCGTTTGCCACCTATGCCACGGCAGGCACTCGCGTGGCGGTGACGCCGTTGCCGTTCGGTGACTACAAGCGATATCTCGGCGTGCGCTACACCGTCGCCTCCGGGCCGCTGACCGCCGGTGCTTTCGATGCGTTCCTGACCCGCGATCCGCAGTTCTGGAATGCGCAGAACGCCAACAACCCGCAGGCCCGTTGATAGCGAGGTGATGACATGGGCAAGCCCATGAAGACGCCGCGCAAGGTGCTGGGGGGCGATGCCCCCCTGTACCGGGTGACGGCAAAGAGTTACATCAATGGCGTGATCTGCGGACCCGGCACTGACGTGGATACCATTCGTTACGATGGCATTCCCGGCAAGGCGCTGGAGCCGCTGAACGACGCGGCCAAGGCGGCCAAGGATGCCGCCGCCAAGCGCAAGCAGGCTGCAGCGAAGGGGGTGGAGTAATGGCGTCCGTCACGGATATCTACAACCAGGCGCTGGCGAACCTTGGCGTCACCCGGTACGTCAGCGACACGACGGACCAGACGCTGGAGGCCGAGGTTTGCACTCAATGGTATGAGCAGGTCCGTGACGAATTGCTGCGCTCCGCCGACTGGCCGTTCGCGCGTCGCCGGGTGGCGCTGGCGTTGGTGGCCGACGGGCCGGACCACTGGGAATACCAGTACCGCTACCCGTCTGACTGCCTGTTCCTGCGCACCCTGGTGGTGGATGGCATTCGCAACCCGCGCACTGACCAGCGCACCGAATTCGAGATCGCATCCGATGCGACAGCCCGCGTGATCTGGACGGACATGGAGTCCGCCAGCGCGGTCTACACCAAGCGCATCACGGACACGACGGTATTCGACCCGCTGTTCGTTTCCGCGCTGGCGTGGGGGCTGTCAGCCCGCATCGCCATGCCGCTTTCCGTGGATGCCAGGCTCTCGCAGATGGCGTCACAGCAGTATTCCCTGGCGGTGCAGCGCGCGCTGGCCGCCGCCTTCAACGAGGGCTATCAGGCGCAGCCTGACCCATCGATCCTTTCCCTCCGCTTCGGGTGAGCCATGCCCAATAACCTGCTTCAGGCCAGCTTCACCGCCGGGGAACTGGCGCCTGTGCTGCATGGTCGCGTCGATCTCCAGAAATACCAGACCGGCGCCGCGCTGCTGAAGAACTGGATCCCCATGCAATATGGCGGCATCACCAACCGCCCCGGGCTGGAGCACGTCATTTTTGCAAAAAGCAGAGTCAGCAAATCGCGCCTGATACCTTTCCAGGCAGAAAATGGCGATGCTTTTGTCATTGAGCTGGCCGACAAAAAAATAAGATTTATCAGGAGCGGCGGCATCATAACAACATCAATAGGATCCATTGACGCCGTAACCAATGGTGCCCCGCTGGTAATTTCGACCACTGCAGGCCATGGCTTATCGAGCGGAGACCTTGTTGCCATCTCGGAATGCGAGGGCATGACGGAACTGAATGGCGGAATCTTCAAGGTATATGTCGATTCTCCATTTGACTTCCGCATTGCGCATCCGGTCACCCTGCATGCGGTAAACGGATCTGATTTTGGCGTGTACACATCTGGCGGTCTTGTTCATGAGGTGTACGAGATCGACTCGCCGTGGTCATCTGGCGATCTGGGTGAAATTGATTATGCCCAGTCTGTTGACCTCATTGTCCTTGTGCATCCGGATTATCCGCCGCAGTACCTGCGCCGCGTTGCCGACAACAACTGGACGCTGACTGAAATGACCATGGAGAAGGGGCCGTTCCAGGATGTAAACGCGGTGACATCAAGCACGGTCTCAACGGGTGGCGGACTGGCTGCCGGCGTGTCGGGAACGATCACATCGACGAGCCTCTCCGCTGCCGACGTTGATAAATTCATCTACATCGAGGCCGTTGACAGGAAGGGCGCATGGCAATCAGGCGTTAATCTGGCGTCCGGGTACTTCTATATCAGCAACGGCAGTCATTTTTATGTGAACGTCAACAATGCCACGACCGGGACCAGGGGGCCGACTCACGACAGGGGCACGCAATGGGACGGGATGGAAACATCTCCGGCATCGTCCGTGCAGTGGGAGTACCTGCATTCAGGGTGGGGGGTCGCCCATATCGATGATGAAAACGGCCTGCCTAATGTGTACGACGTGACGGCCGCGACGCGACTTCCGGCTGACACAGGCACCTGGAGGTGGGCGCTTCAGGAGTTTGACGATACACGCGGATATCCCCGCGCCGTGTGCTTCTACCAACAACGCCTGTTCTTCGGCGGCAATGCCGCCAGCCCTGAATCCGTCTGGGCAAGTCGTACGGGGGATTACGGCGACTTCATTCGCACAACCATCGTGACGGACGACGCCCCGCTGAAATTCAGCTCGGCATCCCGCAAGCTTAATCGCGTGCGCTTTCTTGACGGCATCAATAGCCTGATCTGCCTGACATCATCCAGTGAAAACGTGGTTTCCGGGCCAGACGGGGTGATTTCTCCGTCAACACTGAGCATACGCCCGCAGTCGTATCTGGGGTGCGCCGGAGTCAAGCCGCTGCTGATAGGTAACAGGATGCTGTTCGTGCAGGACAAGGCTCGGATATTGCGCGACATGGCATTCAGCCTGGAGGCGGATTCATTTGTCGGTGATGACCTGACATTGCTTGCCAACCATCTTTTCGCCGGCAAATCCATTGTAGCGACAGCCTACGCGCAGCACCCCTATTCGCTGGTGTGGGTTGTTCTCGACGACGGGTCACTGCTGTCGCTGACGTATTACCGAGAGCATGAGGTGATAGCCTGGGCGCGGCATGAGACTGATGGCGAGGTCGAGGATGTGGTCGTTGTTTCCGAGGATGGCGAGGATGCGGTTTATCTGCTGGTGAACCGCGATGGCTTCGACAACAGCATCTTCGGCACAAACCGACGGTTTATTGAAAGAATGAGCAGCCGCAGCATTACCGGCATCGACGAGGCCTTCTTCGTGGATGCCGGTCTGGCGTATGACGGGAATAATACCGGAACGGATTACTGCAGCCTGACAACGGCGGACGGCTGGACGCCAGACGACACCATCACCATTACCCGCGTAGGGACCGGGACATTTGAAAGCAACCTGGTTGGCGAATCGTTTGTCTTCCGGCTTGGTGACGATGAGGTTGAGATTGTCATCACCGCGGTTGTGGCAAGCGACGAGATGGAAGGCAGCCCGACAAAAGACGTTCCGGCACCAATGCGCGAAATCGGAGCCATCAGCACGGATTGGGCGATTGCCCGCAAGACGTTCCGACTGGTGCTGCATCTTTCCGGGCGCGAAGTAATCGCTCTGGCGGACGGCAATGTGGTTGGCCCCTATACCATCGACGAGGAAGGTCTTCTGGTGCTGGATAACGCCGCCTCGCGCGTGGTGGTTGGTCTTCCCTATGAATCCGTGATGCAGACTCTGCCGCTTAATGTAATTGGCGGGGAGACCACCCAGGCCCGTCAGAAGATCGTCAACAAGGTGAATGTGATCTGTGAAGACGCGCGCGGCATTGAGGCCGGGCCCGACACGGATCACCTGACCGAGTTCCGCGCACCGCAGCGCGACCGCTATTCCTCGCCGCTGTCACTCAAGACCGGGATCTGGGATACCGCTATCCGCACCGACTGGAAGCAGCAGGCGCAGGTGGTTATCCGGCAGGGCAATCCGCTGCCGGCCACGATTCTGGCGATCATTCCTGAGGTGACGCTTGGCGGCTGAGATCATCCCGGCCACGGCCGAGCACGCCGCCGAACTGGCTCCGCTGGTGCGCCAGGCAGACCGTGATGAGTTTATGGCGGCATCCGGGCAGTCGCCGGAGGAAGTGCTGGCGGACGGCCTGACGCTGTCTTCCCATATCTGGACCGGCCTGCTGGACGGGCGCGTGGTCTGCATGTTTGGCGTTGCCCCCATGCCGGGCGCTGACGGGGTTGGTGTGCCGTGGATGGTGGGGTCTGAGCGGCTGGACCGCTGCGCATCCATCTTCCTCCGGCAGTGCAGGCGCTCTGGAATGATCCGCCAAATGCTGGACGCCTACCCGGTGCTGATGAACGCCGTGGATTGCCGCAACACCAAGGCCATCGCGTGGCTGAAGTGGCTGGGGTTCAGTTTTGGCAAACCCATTCCTTACGGCGTTGCCGGTCTTCCGTTCCATGTTTTCGAGATGAGGGGCTGTCATGTGTAATCCGATGTTTTTAATGGCCGGGGCGTCGGCAATCAAGGGGATCGGTGATTACTCGTCCGCCATCCAAGAGGCCAAGGCCATGAACGCCAATGCGGCCGAACTGGACAGGGCGGCCGCTGACA